ACGCCTCCTCTAAGTGTGTTTCTATATGGAGAAATTAGTTTAGTGGCAAAACCGCGGGTTGTGATTCCGCTATCACGAGTTCGATTCTCGTATTTCTCCCCAAGTTTTATTCCGCAGAATCCAAGCAAGGTGCAGGGACGTGACTGTTAATCACTGGTTAGTAGAGTTCGATTCTCTAATGCGGAGCCAAGTATATGGATGTGCCGCCGTAATGGTATGGCAGGAGACTGTAAATCTTCCGACTTATGTCACAGTTGGTTCGATCCCAACCACATCCACCATTTTGCCCCTATAGCTCATCTGGTAGAGCAACTGATTTGTAATCAGTAGGTGCCGTGTTCGAGTCATGGTGGGGGCACCAGTTTTTCCGTGTGTAGGCTAGTCTGGTCAAGTCACTCCGTTTGGGGCGGAGAGAGCGCAGGTTCGAATCCTGCCACACGGACCAATTCAAAATCCGCAAGTTTAAATTCTTCAATGATAGTCCAAGACTCCTTGGCCTTGTAAGGTTCGGAGGCGAGACTATAAAGTTTTTTATATTCTTGTGGTTCTTCTTTATTCATTTCCGTATTTATTGGGGGATTAGTATAATGGGATTACGGCAGCTTTGCAAGCTGTTTATAGGAGTTCGATTCTCCTATCCTCCACCATTCATAGTGACGTAGCTTAACGGTAGAGCAAATCCTTCATACGGATTAGGTTGGGGGCTCGAATCCCTCCGTCACTACCAATCGGTCCTTAGTAAAATGAATATTACACAACGCTACGAACGTTGAAGTGGGAGTTTGATTCTCTCAGGACCGGCCACGTTAAATGCCCATGTAGCTCAATGGTAGAGCAATCGACCGATAATCGATAGACAAAAGTTCAATTCTTTTCATGGGTACCAATGTCTCGCTGGTGTAGTGGTAGCACAGCAATCTCCAAAATTGTTAGTCGAGGTTCGATTCCTTGGCGGGATGCCATTCAGTTGGCGTAACACCTTCAAGTAAGGTGGATAAATCTAAACCATAATAATAGTCTTCAAGTATCTCGAGCATATAATTGCAAACTTCTATTCTGTGATTGAACCCGGCCAATTCTTTTTCACGGACTTTAAGTTGATCCTGAATCACACTTTTAATAAAGTTTTCACCATCTTTTTTGCGGTTAACTTTTTTCAAGTGTTTATCCAATTTAAGAATGAATCCTTGACACATAACAATGTCACCGTTAACACGGCTGATATTGCCTTTTAATTCTTGCTTCATTGCATAGATTAAATCTTCATGGTCTGGATTCACTTTGTCTATACAAAATTTAACAAGACCTGCTATTTCTTGTAACGCTTCGGTTCTTACAGGAATGTCTTGATGTATTTTTCCTGTTGAATCATATTCTGCTCGTCTGGTTGGATCACTAAGTACCTCATAAGCAAGTTTGATTCTTTTAAAGGCGTCTTCATTGCCGCCTTTATCTGGATGGTGTTGTTGAGCTAAAGCTCTGTATCGTAGTTTGATTTCTTCAAACGTACATTTTGGACTTAGACCCAATTCATCGTAGAGGTTCATTTTAAATTGTATAGTTGTTCAATATTTATAAAGGTGGTTATATGAAGCAATTTAACATAGAAGAAGTTAAATCATTTCTTGCAGACCAAGGACCAGATACAAAAGTCTATCTTGGTGCTGACTCGGAAAGAGTAAGAATCAATGGAGTTTGGTATGCAGACTATGCTTTGGCTGTAGTTGTGCATATCGATGGCTGTCATGGTTGTAAAATCTTTGGATACGTTGAACGTGAAATTGATTACGACCATAAGAAAAGTAAACCAGCAATGAGACTGATGACCGAAGTTTACAAAGTTTCGGATTTATTCCAATCACTTGCTGAAGTTCTAGAAGACTTTCATGTTGAAGTACATTTAGACCTGAATAAATCGGATCTATTTGGTTCTTCATGTGTAGTACAACAAGCAATTGGTTATATCAAAGGTACATGCAACATGACACCAATGGTTAAACCAGATGCACCAGCAGCTTCTTTTTGTGCCGATAGGTTAAAAAGAATTCTTGCTGAACAAGAATAATGCCTCGTTAGTTTAATGGTAGAACACCGCCCTTACAAGACGGTTACGGCAGTTCGATTCTGTCACGAGGTACCATGCAACCTTAGCTGATGTGGTCATAGCGGCGGTCTGAAGAGCCGTGGAAGTTGGTTCGATTCCAACAGGTTGCACCAAATATGCCCATGTGACGGAATTGGTATACGTACTGGTCTTAGAAACCAGGTTCTGAGAGTTCGAGTCTCTCCGTGGGCACCAGTAATATTGTAACAAGAGTAATAAAAGTAATATCCTATTGTGGTGGGTTTCATACTGATGTATAATTGCATCCATGAAAAACACTATATTACTTTTATCATTTTTGGCAACTGCATGTGGCGGTGGAGGTACATCAGATACTTCCATAACTAAATCATGTGTCAGTAACATTGTAGCAACTATGTCTGAGATGACCTCGCCATTTTTTGAAGGTATGGGTACGCCTGATAGCATTACCACATTTCCTATAATAAATGGCCAACATAGTATTGAATATGATTTTAAATCACTACATAAAAGACTGACATTCATTTGGACAGACCAAGGCATTTGCCAAGAAATAGAAACAACAATTTGACTGCCGTTCGTATAATGGATAATACAGAGGTCTTCTAAGCCTTTAATAGGAGTTCGATTCTCTTACGGCGGACCAAATTTGCCTCGATAGCTTAATGGTAAAGCAACCGACTCATAATCGGTGGAGTCTGTGTTCAATTCACAGTCGAGGCACCAAGTTTACCATTATATTGCTTGACTTCTAAATTGGGAGCCTATATAATAGATAACATGATGCGGGTATGGTGCTAGTGGTAACACAAGACCTTGCCAAGGTTTAGTTGAGGGTTCGATTCCCTCTACCCGCTCCAATTATTGCGGAATTAGTTTAGTGGCAAAACTGGAGATTTCCAATCTTCTGTCATCAGTTCGATTCTGATATTCCGCTCCATATTATAGTAATAAATCCTACACATAGTATTCGCATATATATCAATAGCGGGATAGTAAAACAGAATTACGGAGGACTCATAATCCTCAGTTCCTGGTGCGACTCCGGGTCCCGCAACCATATACAAACTACTTCAAATTTTTAGGTGAATAATCATGGCCAGAGTCCTGTTTCTTCTCAAGCGCAGAGAAGACTATAATAGCGTATTGCATCAAAATATTGGCCTGAGTACAGGCCTTTACAATTCAGCCAAATTTATGGATGATATGTTACAGAAAAGTGGCATAGAGTCAAAATTATCTGTGTGTACAGACAACAATGATATTGATAGGGAAGTAAACTTATATAAACCAACCCATGTCATCATAGAAGCATTATGGGTTGTACCAACAAAGTTTGCGGTACTTACAAAATTACATCCAAAAGTAAAATGGATTATACGTCTTCATTCTGAGATGCCATTCATGGCAGGTGAAGGCATGGCCATGGATTGGATTGCAGAATATTCTTGTTACGATAATGTAAAGATTGGTGTTAATGCACCTAGAATGATGCGTGAAGTTAAAACATTTTTACAAACAAAACATCCTGGCCTAATCATTGATAATAGAGTTATATACTTACCTAATTTTTATCCACAAGAATATGTAAGAAAAGAATTCAATAGAAACAAAGATACAATTGACATTGCTTGCTTTGGTGCAGTTCGACCATTGAAGAATCATATGGTACAAGCAATTGCAGCCTTAGACTTTGCTAATAAGATTGGCAAGAAGTTGAATTTCCATGTGAATGCAGGCCGTATCGAAATGAAAGGCGATGCAGTCATCAATAACCTTAGAAATATGTTTGAGCATTTGAACGATTCTGGTCATCAACTGATTAATCACCAATGGACACCAAGAGAACAATTCTTGGAACTATGTGCTAACATGGACATTGGATTACAAGTTAGTTTCTCCGAAACATTCAATATTGTCGGTGCAGATTTGATTTCACAAGGTGTTCCATTGGTAGGAAGTAAAGAGATTCCTTGGTCTTCTAATGTATACAATGCAGATGCCACCGATAGTAAAGACATTGCTGATAAACTTGAATGTGCTTATCACCATCCAAAAATAAACGTTTGGTTGAATCAAATTCAACTAACAAACTACACAAACAAGACAAGAAAAATTTGGACTAAATATTTCCTTTAAGGAGTTTTATATGACACACATGGTAAAAAGACACAAATGGGTTAACGGCATTTTAGAGTCTTACAACCACATTTTTGGTTCATTTGAAGAAGCCAGAAACTTTGCTAATAATGCTGATGCAGATACAGCTAAAGTATATGACCAGAACGGCCAGTTACTGCATGAAGTTCAACCAAATACACAAGACACTTACGCTTGATTACCTTACAAATTTAACGTAAATTATAACTACAGCCATTGCAATAGTCCATAGAAATGCAATAAATGCAAAGAAGAATTTGAGCGGTAATTCTATAAGAAAATCCGAAAAGGACATTTCTTCAACAATATCATCATCATTCTGATTGTTGTTTGAGTTCTTCATCTTCTCTTTGTAATTTTTGTTCGTATTCTTGTAATTCCAACAAGTGTATTCGTTTACGTTCGGCCTGTCTTTGAGCAATGACTTCAGGTTCTAGTTCAGGCCATCTTTGTTTTCTATCATGTGAAACCCATGCCATCAGTATTACCATCGTAACCACTAATGTAAATGCAAGAACACCATAAGATAGTTCAGTCATATACATTTTTAATTTGGCACGTTTTCTGGCTGCAGCTCTTTCTTCATCACGGAGTTTTTTCTTTAGCAAAATCTTTTGTTCAGAACCCATAGACTTCATCATCTCACTTACATCAGTCCACAAACCACCTAATTCTTCAGGTGCGTTATAAACCATCATCTCACGCAACTCAACTTGCATTTGTTGTAATTGTTTCTTCATCAATACAAGTTGTAATGCACGTTTACCTAGACTCGATTCACCCTCATATAACTCTTCACGGTTTTTTCTTTCTTCTTCTTCAATGACAGCCATACATTTTGTCATGGCATCAAAGAAGTCACCAAGATAATTACCAAGTTCAGTATAGATACCAGTAGTCTCGCCACCACGTTTGTTTAATTCAATGACACGATTCTTTTCCTGTATGAATTGATTCTTAACTTCTACGGAAACTGGAGTGCCAGGAGGATGTGCTTTGTGGAACTGGTCGTCAAGGTCCTTCAGGACGGATTTAACCTCTCCTGCTGCACCTTTAATATCTTTGTATAGTTGACAACCTTTTTTTACGGCTGCCACGGCTGTATTAGCCATAGCAAATAGCGTAATTGGATCCATTTAAAGCCACTTCCCCTTATAATTTAATCATTATGGTAAAGATGGCACGAACACCTTGCATGTTCTTATGAATTCATGTACAATAAGTATTTATACTCAAAACCTTTTATGGAGAAAAAATGACTATTAAAGTATTAAAATTGACAAGCGGAGAAGACGTTCTAGGTGAAGCTTCTATTTTTGAAGGCCAATGGCATGTAAAAAATCCTGTAGGGATTGCAGTTGTTCGTGGTAAAGACGGACAACCAAACGTAGGTTTATCTCCATTCCCATTACATTCACCGCAAAAGAAAGATGCAACCATTGACATACCAGTAACAAGTGTAGTATACTCTTATGTACCAGCACAAGATTTTATTGATAACTATAATCAAATCTTTGGCTCAGGCATCGTTCTTCCAACTCCAAAACAAATCATCACAGGTTAATGTCTAATTTTTATACTAATGTCCAATGCTTTGGTAGTTCTATTCTCTACCGAGGCGTAATGAATGGCAAAAGAGTCAAGCAAAGAATTGACTATGAACCATCACTTTATATTCCATCCAACAAAAACGCACAATTCAAAGCATTAGATGGTACGCCTCTAATGCAAAAGAAGTTTGATAGCATCAAAGAGGCCAAAGAATACTCTAAGAAGTTTGATGAGGTTATTGGTGCACCTAAAATCTATGGAAACACTCGTTATGAGTATGCCTTTATCGGTGAACAACACAAAGGCATGGTCGATTGGGAACAAGATAAGGTTGTCATTGGTGTAGTCGATATTGAGGTCGGTTCTGAGAATGGTTTCCCTGACCCATATCTAGCTAACGAACCAATCACCGCCATTTGTATTAAGTATATCAATGGCACGACTCTTGTTTTTGGTTGTGGTGATTATGAGGTCCAAGGCAAAGAGATTTATATAAAATGCAAAGATGAATGGACTCTCTGTAAGAAATTCATTCAACAATGGGGTCATAACACACCAGACGTATTGACTGGATGGAACACCAAGTTCTTTGATATTCCATATTTGATTAATCGGTTTCGTAAGATTCTCGGCGAAGATGAGACTAAGAAATTGTCACCATGGAATTATATTGGTGAACGTAAGACTGTCATCAATGGCCGACCAATGACTGCATATGATATCATGGGTGTTTCGTCATTAGATTACATTGAACTATACAGATGGTATGCTCCTGATGGTAAATCACAGGAGTCTTATCGTTTGGATGCCATCGCTAATGCAGAGATTGGTGAAAACAAGTTGTCCTATGATGAGTATGATAACTTACACCAACTGTATCGTCTAAACTTCCAAAAGTTCATTGAATATAACATCAAAGACGTTGAGTTGATTATCAAACTGGAAGATAAGTTGAAGTTGATTGAATTGGCTTTGACTTTGGCCTACGATACGAAATGTAACTATGAAGATGTGTTTGCACAGACTAGAATGTGGGATGCATTGACATATAATCGTTTGATGCAAGATAACATTGTTGTTCCTCCAAAAGATGTACAAGAGAAAGATGGTGCATTTGAAGGTGCATATGTTAAAGAAGTTCAAGTTGGTGCACACGATTGGGTTGCATCATTTGACTTGAATAGTTTGTATCCTCACTTGATGATGCAATACAATATTAGTCCAGAGACTCTAATTGAACCACAGCATTATACACCTGAAATGATTGAAGTTCTTTCATCCGGTGTCGATGTAAACAAACTCTTAGCTAAGAAAGTAGACACATCGAAATTGGAAGGTGTCACATTGACACCTAATGGCCAATTCTTCCGTACAGACAAACAAGGCTTCTTACCTAAGATGATGGAAGAGATGTATACAGACCGCAGTAAGTTCAAAAAGATGATGTTACAAGCCAAGCAGGAGTATGAAAATGAACGAGATGAATCCAAGAAGTATGAAATTGAAAAGCGTATTGCAAGATACAACAACCTACAATTGGCTAAGAAAGTTTCTCTTAATTCTGCTTACGGTGCTCTTGGCTCTCAATATTTTCGTTTTTATGACCTTAGGATGGCTTTGGGTGTCACGACAGCTGGTCAATTTAGTATTAGGTGGATAGAAGCCAAACTCAATGAGTACATGAACAAGCTATTGGAAACAAAAAATGTTGACTATGTAATTGCATCTGATACCGATTCGATTTACCTAAAACTTGGTCCTTTGGTCAATAAAGTTTATGGGGTAGATGGTAAAGTTAGTGTACCAACTGAGAAGATTATTGATTTCATGGACCGTGTTTGCAAATCTAAGATTGAACCTTACATCAGTAAGTCATATCAGGAACTTGCGGATTATGTTCACGCTTATGCACAAAAAATGCAGATGAAACGTGAGGCACTTGCAAACAAAGGTATTTGGAC